TAAAGCAAAATGATTATAAAACAATACATTTTTGTCATTTTTTTATGACATTTTTTTGCAAAATGAAAGTTTAAGATAAAAACAAATGGATGCGTTATTGACTTTTCGAACATACGTTCGTATACTTTATGTATCAAATAGAAAGGTGGTATTGGATATGGGAGAGCTTAAAGAGAAAATAATAGAATTAATAGAGAAGTGCATGGACGAGGATGATCTACGAACCGTATATGCATTTATAAAGAGGTTTTTAAGATAAAAGAAAAAGACAAGGGTTTGCGCATTGCCCTTGTCTTTCTTTTTACTTCTTCACAAGCTTTTCTGCCAGCTTCTGGATTGTGTTCCAGTCGTTTTCATCCAGTTCTGAGATAGCGGCTATAAATCTGTACCTCTGGTCTTTTTCCCCGGCTTTCAGAACATCTGCAAGAAATTCAGCTATCTTTTCATTTTCGGTCTTTTGAATGAACATTTCGCCTTTTCCGGTCTCTAACCATTCCTTATTGACGCTAAATTTTTCGCATATCAGATTTATAACAGCATCAGACGGATTTCTTCTTCCTGCTTCATAGCTAGATATATTGGAAACTGATATACCGAGTTTTTCTGCAAATTCATTCTGGTTGCAACCTAATTTTTTTCTTATTTGCTTTAATCGGTTCTGCATTTTCTCACCTCCTATTAATAATATACTACAACATGTTAAAAAAGTAAATAAAAAAATTGTACTTTGTACAAAAAATAGTATTGACAAAAATATGTACATAGTGCTATATTAATAATGTACAAAGTACAAATCAAGAAAGGAAGTGAGCAAATGAGCGAAAAACAGAAAGAATCCCTTACAAGACTAGCTGAAACAGTATCACAGCTGGACAAAGAAAACTTCAACTATATTCTCGGTGTTGCGGATGGTATGGCAATCTCAAAGAAACAGTCGGAAGTTGACAAGCAGATTGCCATGTGTGGGAGCGTTAAATAATGAGAAAGGAGATTCCTATGAACAAAGCAGACATGGAAATTACACCAGAGAGGAAAGCCAAGATTATGGACATTCTGTTAGAGATTTACGAAAGACAGGAAGGAATTAAGCTTGTGGTCAAGGACAAGGCATCATGAAAAATGTAGTAAAAGTTTTTATATCTATTGGATGAGAGGTAGAGAAGAAATGGGAAATTTTGAAGAAATTCTGGCAGGAGTGCCGCAGGAAATAAAAACGTTAGAAGTTGATACCGAAAAGAAAGTTTTCAAGCTAAATGGTGTCGATTTCGGAGATGGCTGTGATTATTTTTCGATATCGTGTACTGGCGGAGAGGGTTTTAGAATTCGCATGGAACTTTCAAAGTACATTATCTGTGCCAACTATGGATTAGATAACGCACTGAAAGAACCGCCTGCTGTTCGAATCAAGAAATAAACTGGGAGATAAAGGAAGCCAATTCTTTAATGTTGTTTTTAAACCTGTTTTCCATGTATTCAATACTGGATATGTGTGGAAAGGAGATGAAGAATGAAGCAGATCAGTAAAGTTTTTATAGCGGTAGGGCTTGGAATCCTGTTTCTTGGTGGAATGCTCGATGCGGATGGAACGTATTATGTTTTTCTGCTGATCGCAATGGCACTCGGAGCAGTGATTGCACTTGTTGGAGTTGTGATCTTGGATGTGGAGAAACGCCGGGAAGAAAAGCGGAAAGCATACTTTTACATGATCCGCCGGAAAGACAAGCTTGACGCTGATGTTGAGTTCCTTGGGGAATTTGAGGAGGTGGCAAAGTGACAAATGCTCAATGCGTAAGCGGTGAGGAAAATCCGAATGTCGAGGATATAGCGGTCGGCATGATTATTACAAAGGTGGCAACGGATTTTCATATTGAGGTTGACGCTGAAGGATACATACCGCTTTACCATCAAATGAAAGGATGGTTACTCAGTGAAAAAGAAAAATAGCACCATAACATTCTTTGGCGAGAACTGGTGCTATTTACCGTAGGAATACAAAAGTATTTCTGCGTTTATTGTAACACATAGTTAAATTTTTGGAAAGCGTGATTTTATGTTTTACAGAAAATGCAGAATCTGTGGATGCAGTTTAGATCCCGGCGAAGGAAACATGTGTGAAGAATGCCGGGACGAGCAGTACATGAAGCAACAGCAAGAGAAAGCTGTCAGATACATGGTGTTATCTACAGATTTCAGACAGATGGAAATGGAGGAATTTTTAAATGGCAGCAACTAGATTATGCAGAAATGACAGTGGACAGCTTATTGATGCACTGAAAGATTTATCAGTTTTACTTGAAAATTTAGGGATTGAAAATGGAAATTTAATCCTTGCAGCAGATGGAAATATTTATGGAACATTCGTAATAGATACTAATGAATTTACCGTAAGTATTACAGAGGATGGAAAAAGGGAGTCAGTTACCTATGCCAATTGAAGAATTTCCAGACAATGATTATGAACGGTATGAAGCTGAGAAAGCAAGGCTTCATAGATTGCATGAGCGACTAGCCAGACGTGAAGAGATGGCAGATATTGAATCAGAGGAAGAGAGGATAAAAGAAAGATGGAAGAAATCAGAGTAAATGTAGAACAGAAAAATGGTGTTATTGGTTTTAATTTTGAGGAGATTAAGGAAAAACTTAATTCCGAACTGGAAATTTATAAAAATATGATTTTCACAGAGGATTCCAAAACAGAAGCAAAAAAGACAATTGCAAGTCTCAGAAAACTGAAAAAATCAGTCAACGATAAAAAGCTGGAAGTGAAGAAATCTTTTATGATTCCCTACACAAATTTTGAAGCGCAGGTAAAGGAACTGGACAATCTGATTGATGAACCAATCAATTTTATTAATAACCAGGTGGAAGAATTTGAGCGTAGGCGTGTGGAAGAAAAGAAATCGCTGATTTCTGAAATCTATACGGAGATCATGGCAGATCATGGGGAAGCGAGCGGATATCTTCCGTTACAGCGAATTTATGATAGCAAGTGGGAGAATGCCACCACTACAAAGAAAGCAATCACAGAAACCATTACAGAGAGAGTGGATCATGTAGAAAAAGACCTCGGTATTATCCGCAGCATGGAATCAGAGTTTGAGGATAAAGGAATTGAGAAATATAAGGCAACCTTAGAATTATCAGATGCTATTGAGGTCATGAATCAGTATCAGAAGCAGAAAGAAGAGATTTTGCGTAGGCAGGAAGAGGAAGCAAAAAGAAAAGCCGAAGAGGAAGCACGTAAGGCATCAGAGGTTAGTTCTGTTATTGATACTCCGATGCAGGAATCACCAGTTGCGCAGACTGCACCGGAAGAAAAGTTTATAGAGCCGAAGCCAGTTAATAATTCAAGTGTTTATGAGATTATTGCTGATCCGTTCCAGATCGTGCAGATGGAAGCGTTTATGAGAGAGAACGACATTAAATTTAACAGAATCAGATAAGGGGAGGAGAGCAGAAATAATGGCAGAGACTGCAAAAAAAATGAACATTTACGAAGCTATATCCCGATGTATGGAAGAAATCGGCGCGGTTGGAAAGAATGATGTGAATAAATCGCAAGGCTTTAAATACCGTGGGATTGATGCGGTGATGAATGCAATCAATCCGGCACTGGTCAATAATCATATATTTATTGTTCCAGAGGTCTTAGATCAGACCAGAGAAGAGAGGAAAACTCCCAAAGGTGCGACACTGATTTATTCCGTCTGCAAGATTAAATATACCTTTTTTGCCGAAGACGGAAGCAGCATCACAGCCGTAACGATTGGCGAAGGAATGGACAGCGGAGATAAGGCTACGAATAAAGCAATGGCGATCGCTTTTAAATATGCTTGTTTTCAAGTGTTCTGTATTCCTACCGAAGAGATGCAGGATCCAGATTCAGAAAGCCATACGGTAGAGCCTAAAAATGATTTTGTTCCAGCAACCGTAGAACAGCTTAGGACAATGACAGATTTTGTAAGTGCGTATTCTGATATGTGTGAGAATGCTACATCCAATGATATCTGGAAAACGTTGAAAGAAAAATATCATTTTGAAAAGACTTCAGATCTATCAAGTGAAATGGCTGCTAAGATCATTGAACAGGTTAAGTGCTGGTATAAGAAAAAGAAAGAAGAGTAGCTTATGGATACTACAGGAAAACTGACCGGAGCGAGCCGTACATTAAATGGACAAGGCATCATCCTTACATTTGAGGTTGATGCTTCGGCAGCAGGACAGGTTGAAAATATGAGATCAGATGATCTGTTGCGTATCCGAGCGGTCAAATATAAGCAGAAACGAAGTCTTGATGCAAATGCTTATGCGTGGGTATTAATGACGAAGATTGCCAATCATCCAGATATATCTTCAAGTAAAGAGGATGTATATGAGCAGATGCTCCAGAAATATGGAACATTATATGAGGATGAAGATGGATATATCACAATCACAGTAAAAAAATCAGTTGATATGTCAAAGGTAGATGGTCATTGGAAATTTATCAAAGACAATGGTAAATTTGCTTCTTATCTGATGATTAAAGGATCCAGTGAATACGATACTGCTGAAATGAGCCATTTTATAGACTGGATTGTTGAAGAAGCAAAGGAACTTGGCATTGAGACAGCTACACCGGATGAATTGGAACGAATGAAGCAGGAGTGGGGAACATGAGTAAAAAGCTTTGGAGCGTGTTCACGGATGATATGGATCACTGTTATTTTACAGGAACATATCCGGTGGAAAGACATCATATCTTCGGAAGTTCAAACCGTAAAAACAGTGAAAAGTATGGTTTTGTTATTCCACTCAGACCGGATCTGCATCCTAACGGAGCGCAGAGAGGCGCAAATGCAAAAGAAATTGATTTGAAATTAAAAACTATGGCGCAGGAATATTATGAATCTCATTACGGTACAAGAGAAGAGTTCAGAAATATTTTTGGAAAGTCGTGGTTATAGGGTTGGAACACCTTGCCTGACGGCAGAAAGAAACCTATTCATGCAGAAAATAATATATCACGATTTATTGGAAGCTGGTTATTATCTCCGGGGTTAGTCCCGGAGAAGAAAGGGGATTAATGAATACGATTTACGATATTCCCTATGGACACAAAAATCCACTGGCTAGAATGTCAAATCCGGTAAAAGACAGAAAGTTTCGGAAGATGGTCGAGGATGCCAATAACGATGGTGACTGTATCATTAACGTTGGCAACGGTTATTATAGACCAGTTCCCGGTGATCCGGTGGATGAGAAAGAACTTCAAGAATATCTTGCAAAAGATCTACATAGAGCTAGAGCGGTACTAAAGAAGCGGCTCTCGATGAAAATGACATTTGAAAGGTGGCGTGAGATTGGAATACTTATTAATCATTCCAGGGAGACTGGATAATCTGAATGATTTCATCCGTGCGGATAAGGCAAGCCGCTACAAAGGCGGAGATTTAAAGAGAAAGAATCAAGATATTGTTTCTCTATATATTAGAAATCAATTGCGAGGAATCCATATCACTAAAACAGTGTTTATGAAATACACATGGGTGGAAAAGGATAAAAGGCGTGATTTGGATAATATATCATCTTTTGGCAGGAAAGTCATACAGGATGCACTGGTCAACTGCGGAGTGTTAAAAAATGACGGATGGGATCAGATTTCCGGTTTTACAGATACCTTTTGCGTAGATAAAAAGCATCCGAGAATTGAGGTCACAATCACGGAACTTACACCGGAACAGGCGAAAATGAAATCAAGAGACTTGCTTAAGAACTTGGAAACGGGGTGATCTGGTGGATGGCAACTACATAAAACTGAGCCGTGGACTTCTGGAGTGGGAGTGGTACACAGACATTAATACAACCCGACTGTTTATCCATATGTTGCTGAAAGCCAATTGGAAGGATGGAAATTTCAAAGGAACAACGATACCACGTGGATCGTTTGTAACATCTATCAGGAAATTGTCGGACGAAACAGGGCTTTCAGACCGTGAAATTCGAACAGCAATTTCGCATTTGAAAACGACAGGCGAAGTGACAAGCAAAACGACAAGCAAATTTAGCGTATTTACAGTAGTTAAGTACGATTTATACCAGACAACCGACAAGCAGAACGACAAGCAAGCGACAAGCAAGCGACAAACTAACGACAAACTAACGACAACAATAGAAGAAAAGAAAGAAGGAAAGAAGGGAAGAAACACACCCCCTATATCCCCCTTGGAAAAATTCGGAGAGTTTGCCGCAGCATATCCGAAACGGTGTACTGGTTGTCTTGCTGAAACAGAATACTGCAATGTGGTACTGGCTGGTGTACCGGAAGATGATCTGATAGTGGCTGCACAAAATTACGCTGTTGATTGCCAAAAGAAAAGGACACCTGATCGCTATATTAAAAATGCAGAGAATTTCTTGAAAGAGAATTTGTTTATGCAGTATCTGAAAGGAGAGAACGATGGACCAGTTGGAAGAGATACTGGAACGCATGAAAAATCACTCAACGAACTTATGCAGGAATGCGGAGACACCGGAGACTTCCAGGGATTCTGATGTGTGTCCAATTTGCGAAGGCCGGGAGTGGATCTTGAAAATAAAAGACGGAGTTGAAATAGCAGTACCGTGTAAATGCCGTGAAAAAGCGGTCATGTCAAGGCGGTTGCGATTCGCAGATATACCGGAGGCATTCCGTGGGATGGATCTGAGATCGTTTCGAATGGATGTGTACAGGAAGCAGGAAAGTAAAAAGATGGTGTCAGATGCCTGTAAAATCATAAAAACCTATCTGGATGATTTTGAGAGCCAGAAGGAAAGAGGAATGGGACTGTATATCTGGTCGAGGACAAAGGGAAGCGGTAAGACGAGGATCGCTGCCGGGATTGCAAATGAGCTGATGAAAAACTATGCAGTGAAGTTTGCAGTGTCACTGACCATCCTGCAAGAGATTAAGAATACATGGCGGAGAGATACAGAATACAGTGAGAACCAGCTTTTAGACGCACTTTACACCACAGACATTCTTGTAATTGATGATTTCGGAGTGGAGAGACCAGCGGACTGGATAAATGACAAAATGTATCAGATCATCAATGAGCGGTACATAAACCAGAAGGTAACGATTTTCACGAGTAATGATCCGCTGGACAAACTATCCTACGATGACCGGATCACGAACCGGATCAAGGAGCGGACATATCAGATCGCATTTCCAGAAGAATCAGTCCGGGATCATATCGCAGAGCGGATGCAGGAGGAAATCATTGAAAAGATGATGGCGGTTGGAAATATAAAATAAAAAATACAAGGAAGGTGAACAAATGCATAACGTACAGCAGAGACAGAGGTTAATTCCGTCGATTGTTTATAAGCAGGAATTAGCAAAATGTCAGTTAGGAGATAATATCGCGAATCACATGGGATATATTTTTACAGCCATTTTGTATGACAAGTTTGATATGACGTTTAAGCAGGTCACGAATTTTTATAGCAAAACCGTTGAGCGTCGGAAATCTTGGCAGGACGATGATGACAAAGCGGTAACGAGCGAGAGTATGATGGCATATTGCCGTAAAAAGAAAATTGATGTGGTCAAGTGGGTAAAATCAATCCCAATGTCACAAAAATTGTATATGGCAGATATAAAAAATGGACGGGCAGTGCTTGGCGCAGATCGGAATATCGAGAGCGCGCTTGCCTCCACAATGTATCTGACTATTCCGACATTAAAAGATTCTTACCGTTTCTCAAATACCAAAATCGAAGAATTTATGAATTGGGTTGCCTATTACATTGATTCCTATTGGCGCAAGCAGCCAAAGAGTAAGGAACACTATCTGACGGATGAGATTATTCGGAATCAGTTCATTGAGGATGAACACTGGGATATTGTAACAGGAAAAGCGGTGAAATAAGGATTATTAACATGGGAGAAATGACAAAGACAAGCATAAAATACTGCCGGAAATGTAAATACGCATACAAGCACAACCAGACAGAAATCATGTGTGGATATTATTTACAGACCGGATTAAGGCGTGGATGTCCGGTAGGAATGTGCGATAAATTCGAAAAGAGAGGTAGAAAAAAGAGGAGGGTACAGTTGAAATGACAGACGAAACCAAGCAGGAGATAGAAGCGGTACTGATGTTGTTAAAAAATACATTGGTAAGAAATGGTGTAAGCATAGCACTTGCAGGAAGTGACGATACCGGAAAAGACGATGGATGCATTATGTTTTTTGATACCGCAGAGTATTGTCGCACCGGGAAATTTAAAGGGATATCTGTTAAAACAATAGATTTAGTGAGATAGGAGAAAAATAATGTATGGAGATTGAAAAGAGAATTTATCCAGCATATGCCTTTACTGAAAATGAGAGAGAAAAGTCAATCATGAACAGTACGATTTATAACGAATTAAAGGAAAAATACAGAATTTCGAGTTATAAAGTTAATAATCTTAATGATTATGACATTGTCTTAGATTGTACACCGGGTAAGTATCGTTCTGTTTATAAGGTTATTAAAAATAATACACAATTGTCAGACTTAGAACTGGCATTAATTTGTGATGATGGAAGCCTTTGCTTTGGGTACAGCAGACATGGAAATGAGTTTTACATAAATGAGGATTAGATTTAGTGAGGTAGAAATATGATGGAATGTATGAAGAGCATGGCTAAGAAGCCACAGACCAATGCGGACAGGATCAGGAGCATGACGGATGAAGAGCTGGCAGAAGTATTATTTGGAAGTTGCATAGAACACATTGGCGTAGAGGAATGTTCTCATCCTGAAAAGGCTTGCAAATCATGTGTTTTGGATTGGCTTAAGGCAGAAAGTGAGGAATAGAATGGAGAGATTAACGACAAATAAAAGCGTGGCTGACATGTCGATGATCGAGCTGGCACATAATAGCTGCTATGCAGATGATGAGCGCAATGCCAGATACAGAGATTACGAGATGGAAATGGATGCACGAGATTTTGCAAGAAATCTTATGGTCACATTGGCAAAAGATGAATTGCCAGTAGATGACGCAGAGTTTGACGAGGAAATATTGGACAATTTAACGATAGATCCGTTTTTAGATGTCCGTGGTCTGATTGCGTTGTTCTACCGCAATATGTGGGCAATGGCATATTTGAGGGAAAAGTTGAAAGACTATGAGGATGCCGAGGAGCAGGGCAGGTATATCAAGTTGCCGGAAAAAGTCGAAGAAACGGAATATAGAGAGTGTGTGCACACAAGAACTAAATGCCACCATGAAAATTGCAAGTGTTCGGAATGCCCTCTTACTGAATTGTTTTGTGATGAATTTTATACAACAATAGATAGGTGCTATGAGGATGCATACGCTAGAGGATGCCTTGCCGGAATAGAACTAGGAAAAGCCGAAGCCAAGCTGAAAGAAATGGAGGAAAAATCAATGATTAAAGGAAAGAAAGTAGTAATGAACGACAAATACTATGTGTCAGAGAAAAATAAAGGCAAGATTTTTGAAGTTACAAGTGAGCCGTATAGTGTATGCGGAACCGTAGTTGTAAAGCTGAAAGGCTTAAGCGGCTGTTATGCGTTGGATGGATTAGATGAGGTGAAGGATGGAAGATAGATATTTATTCCGCGCAAAGCGGAAAGACAACGGTGAATGGACGGAATGCTTTCTTTTGAAACGGTGGGACGGATTATGGATTTTCACTATTGATGAAAAATTTGCTGATCTTATAATCCCATCTACCCTCTGCCAGTGCACCGGACGTAAGGACAAGAATGGCAAGCTGATCTATGAAAATGACATCATGGTTGCATATTATGACGAGGAAAATCCGGAGCATGGGACTTATGTAATGGTTGTATTGAGAGAATACGGATGGGTAACGGTAGAAAATAACAGCGATGATCTTTGTCCACTTGATGATTTTACCATAAACCACTTTTACGTGGTTGGTAATATTTTTGATAACCCGGAACTGTTGGAGGTGTGACTATGACAATTGATGAAGCTATATCACACGCAAGAGAAGTGGCTGAATGCCAAAAGATGTCAGCAAGACTAATCGAAGATAATGCGTATATTCCAGAATCGGTTGATAAAGAAGCCATTACATATGGCAATACTATATGTGCAAACGAACATGAGCAACTTGCTGAATGGTTGGAAGAACTGAAGCAGTACCGCGCAATCGGCACTTCGGAAGAATGCCTGGCGGCGGTGGAGAAGCAGAACGTCAATAAGGAATTGGAAAGCCACGATGAAAAGCACACTCTTGAATGTTGTATCAGCCTTATGCAGGAAATGGTTAATGAATTTGCAGAATGGTACAGATGGCAACATGGAGAGGATGCGATTGAGGAACTTGACAAGGAAGAGAGGTTTTGTTTTAGAAAATCATACTTTAGCATTGTACAGGAACTGTTTCTTATAGGCACAAACCACTCCGGCGGTACATCTACCAGAGCGAAGTGTGAGCAGTTAGGTGTTGATAGTGCAGAAGAAATTGAATTTGATTGGAGCGATGAAGAATGAGTGAAAGCCTTAAGCCATGCCCGTTCTGCGGTGGAAAAGCAATGTTCTTAACCACTACAAATAAGTCATCACATTCGGCTGTTGGTGTAATGTTCAAAATCAAATGTATGAAATGCGGAACAGAACTTCCAAAAAGCTATGA